AGTAAGACAATCCAGCCGATAGGCCAGAGCAAGATCGAAGGCGACTTTTTGCGCATAGCGATGGGCCCAGGCACGCTGGCCGAAAAGGCAGCGATGATTGGCATGCACAAGAACACGTTTGACAAGGAGCGCAAGGCGCGAGCGGACCAGATCGCGCTACAGACGCGGATTGAGCTAGACGAAAACGTCCACCACGCGATGAGTACGCTAGTGGAGCTGTTGGACTGTGACGATCCGAATGCTAGGTATAAAGCCGCCAAGGACATCCTGGACCGTGCGGGTTTCAAGCCGACAGACAAGCTGGAAGTGACGGCAGAAGTGAAGCGCACGCCCAAGGAGATTGAGACGGAGATCCGGCAGCGCATGGGCGATGAAATCGCATCACGGCTACTGGGCGTAGAGTTAAAGCCAGCGGCACAACCACCGGAGAGCAAGCCGGTAGTCGAAGCAGAAGACGCAGACTGGGAGCGTGTAGATGGCTGAGTATCGCGGGAAAAAGGTGACGCTGAACAAGCCCAGGCGCACACCTGGTGCGAAGAAGAAGTTTGAAGTCTTTGTCAAGAACGATGCTGGCCGCGTGGTACGGGTAGCGTTTGGCGACCCGAAGATGTCGATCAAGAAGGACCAGCCAGCGCGTAAGCGTTCGTACTGTGCTAGGTCAGCGGGCATCAAAGGCAAGAACGACCGGACCAGTGCAAACTACTGGTCAAGGCGTATGTGGAACTGTTGACCGTTGCTTGGTTTTCAGCCGGTGTTTCGTCAGCAGTAGCGACGAAGCTGGCGATCAAGGAAATAGACCGGATCATCTATGCTCACATTGACGATCAGCACCCAGACACTCTGCGTTTTGTAGCAGACTGTGAAGAATGGTTTTGCAAGCCGGTGGAGCGTTTACAAGGCCGCTACAAGGATGTGGCGACGGCCTGCAAGATGTCTGGTGGACGCGGCTACATCAATGGTCCTTCAGGAGCAGCCTGCACGAAGTTCTTGAAGCGGCGAGTGCGCCAGGAGTGGGAGATGACGGTAAAAGTGCCGTTGCGTTACGTCTGGGGAATGGACTACGACGAAGCAGACCGCGCAGACAACCTACTGGATTCGATGCCCAAGCAGGAGCATGTATTTCCGTTGATAGACCACCAGATGACAAAGGAGCAGGCGCACGAAGTACTGAAGGCTTCAGGCATCAAGCGCCCTGCGATGTACGATCTAGGCTACAACAACAACAACTGCGTTGGATGCGTGAAGGGCGGTATGGGCTACTGGAACAAGATACGGCAGGACTTCCCTAAAGTATTTCGTAAGCGGGCAAAGCTAGAGCGGGAAGTAGGTGCTTCCTGCATCAAGGGCGTGTACTTAGACGAACTGGACCCATTGAAAGGCCGGCATTCTAAGCCGATTGTAGGCGACTGCGGCATCTTGTGTGAGCTAATTAAAATTTAAGGATGACAACGATTTTGGAAGTGTCACGGGAAGCTGATTTGGCGAGTAAACTTGTTGAGGATACGCCCGTGGTCATCGGGTTCGCCACACCGTGTCGGTGCCACACTCCACGCAGAGCGCAGGAGTCAGTAACTCAAAGCGATATAACACCACCTAAGAGCAAGGTAAGGCGTGAAGCTGCACTTCCAACCCTTTATTGGGCTTGAGCATGAACGTGGACTTGAGCCCTTTGGAGATTGATTTTTTGTTGCGTGAATTGCAGGCGAATCAAGGCATGATTGCCCCATCAGCGAGCGTCCCAGCCTGGTACCGCCATTCGATTCAAGAGACGTTACGGGATGCATTGCTAGCAGACCGCAAGCGGCGCTGGGAGTTACAAGACCAGAAGGTCCAGGCGTTGATGGAAGAAGAAGCGCGACAGAACCAGGAGCGGTTAAAACAGCAACTAGAGATACCATGAGCGACAACAAGCCGAACAACCCGTCTTTGTGGTCGAAAGCCAAGGCCGAAGCGAAGCGCAAGTACAAGGTCTACCCGTCAGCGTATGCGAATTCGTATGCGGCGAAACGCTACAAGGAGATGGGCGGCACCTGGTCGAAGAAGAAGAAGAAAGCCAAATGAAAGGCGGTCTGGACACCTGGCACAAGCAGAAGTGGGTAGACATCAGCCGCAAGCGCAAAGACGGTTCACACCCGCCTTGTGGACGGAAGAAGGCGAGCAAGGCGAGCAAGGGCTATCCGAAGTGTGTTCCAGCAGCAAAGGCTGCCAAGATGAGTGATTCCCAGAAGGCGTCTGCGGTACGTCGCAAGCGCGCCAAGGCGCAGGGCGTCGGTGGCAAGCCGACGAATGTTTCAACCAAACCTAAGAAACGGAGCAAGTGATGCCTGGACACTATGGCGACAACAAGAAGAAAGCAGCGAAGAAGAAGAAGCCGATGACTGCGCGACAGAAGATGCTGGCAGCAATGACGCCACCGCGCAACAAGGTAACGCGTGGGGATGTGATTGCGGCCGCCAAGAAGAAAAAGAAGAAGTGAAGCTGACACTGTGCCCAAAGTGTGGGCGCAAAGTTCGCTCTTGTGCGTGTAGTATCCGATCTTAGGCACGCAATGATCCATTTTCACGGCACGCCCATCTCTGGCGCAGAAGCGATTGTCAGCAGGCTGTTACTAAGCCGCTTTGCCTTTGTCAGCTTTGCGCGTCCTGATCAGATGGCTTTAGTTTCTGAAACCACAGCAGGCTTTGCGCTAGACAATGGCGCGTTTAGTTTCTGGAAGCGTCAGCAAGACATTGATTGGGACTTGTACCGCAGTTGGGTCTTGGAGTGGTACCGGCACCCAGCGTATCAGTTTGCGATCTTACCGGATGTGATTGGTGGATCAGAAGAAGAAAACGATGCCCTTTTGCAAGAATACGGCGTACCAGGTGGTGTGCCGGTGTTTCATCAAGGCGAGTCGTTGGAGCGCCTAGAGCGTCTAGCGGGTCAGTACTCGCGGGTAGCTTTGGGAGCAACCGAAGCGCACATACCCAGCGAAACTTTCTACTCTTGGCTAGATGACTGTATGACGGTCTTGTGTAACGGTGAAGGCAAGCCGATTGTCCGTATACATGGGCTACGGATGTTGAACCCTGAAATCTTTCAGCGCTATCCGTTCAGTTCTTGTGACAGCACCAATCTAGGCCAGAACTACAACACGCCAGCTCGCTGGGCAGGGACATACAATCCGGTAGGTCCAGAGATGCGCGGCCTGGTTTTACGAGACAGGATTGAGTCATACCAAGCGCCTTGTCGTTTTGAGCCACCACGATACCAACAGATTAGTTTGTTTGCCTCATGACACGCCAAGCCGCCGACCAGTGGGCTCAAGAGCAGTACCTAGACGGTCTAGATGAAGTCCTGAAGCTGCGCGATGAGTACGAAGAGTTGCGCCGCACCAATCAGATGGACTTCTATGAGCCCTATCCGTATCAGTTGACCTTCCATGAAGCTAGGGACGATGCAGGTCAGCGAGCCCGACAGCGCTGTCTGATGGCCGGAAACAAAGTGGGCAAGACTTTTAGCGGAGCAATGGAACTCGCCTACCACCTGACGGGCAAGTATCCAGACTGGTGGACCGGACACCGCTTTGACAGAGCAATCAACGCCTGGGCCGCTGGCAAGAGTCACTACGCAACGCGCGACATTGTTCAGAGCGAGTTGATTGGCGAACCTGGCGATCCTGAAAGTTTTGGCACCGGCGCGATACCGAAGGATTTAATCATCAAGACAGAGCGCAATCCAGGTGTACCGAACGCGCTAGGTTTCGTTTTAGTGAAGCATGTCAGTGGTTGCAACAGCCGCTTGCAGTTCAAGTCGTATGACGCTGGTCCAGCGAGTTGGATGGGGGTCGCCGTGGATTATGTTTGGTTGGACGAAGAACCACCACAAGAAATTTATTCGCAAGCTCTACGCGCTACGCTGAAATCCGGTGGTCCGGTATCGCTGACCTTTACACCAGAAGCGGGGGTGACGGGTGTCGTCGCCATGTTTTTGAATGAGCGCAAGGGTGGTCAGGCGCTAGTGCAGGCCACGTGGGACGATGCACCGCACCTGTCCATCGAAGTCCGCGAAGAGATCTTGGCAGCGCTGCCACCGCACGAACGGTTAATGCGTTCTAAGGGCATACCGACGCTAGGCTCTGGTCAGGTCTTTCCGGTACCGGAAGACCAGATCATGGTTTCCGCGTTTGCGATACCCGATCACTTCAGCCGCATTGCCGGTATCGACTTTGGTTTCGATCACCCTACAGCTTGTGTGTGGTTGGCGCATGACCGAGACACCGACACGGTTTATCTGTACGACGCGTATCGGGAAAAGGGCAGTGGCATGCTCCAGCACGCTGAAGCTATTAAGCACCGTGGATCTTACATACCCGTAGCCTGGCCGCATGATGGCTCTATTCACGACAAGGGTTCTGGTGAAGCGTTAGCGACACAGTACCGGCGGTCTGGTGTAAACTTCTTGGGCAGCCACTTTACGAATCCAGAAGGCGGCATTGCGGTGGAGCCTGGACTGATGGCGTTACTGACTAGAATGCAGACAGGGCGCTTCAAAGTGTTTAACCACCTGGACCAGTGGTTTCAAGAGTTTCGCATGTATCACCGCAAGGATGGCAAGGTGGTTCGTAAGCACGATGACTTGATGAGTGCAACTAGATACGCCTCTCAGTCATTGAGATACGCCACCACAGCGAACTTCCAGCCGCGCCCTAGTGTAGCAGTAGGCAGCCTATCAGACGGCAGCTTTGACCCGTTTGACTTCTGGATGAAACACCCAACTCCAGAGAGCTATGGCCCGCTCAACTGATTTCAACATCCGAGCAGCACTGAAGCGCAACCGACAGCTTCTAACCGGCGCCCAAGAATCCGGTAGGGCGGCGTTAGCGGGTTACGAAAAGTTAACGCCAGAATACAACAGGGCAGTGCAAGCGGCTCGTGACTACCAAGGCACGGTTACTTCCAGTTATGACGCCTACAGAAAAGCCTACGATCAAGGCGTTGGTGCATTCAACACAGAACTGCAGCGCTTGAAAGGCGTGTACGATTCAGCAGTAGCGAGTGTAGCACCGTTAAAATCAGCGCGTGATGCAGCCGCTCAACAAGCCAGCCAACTGTATTCAACGTATTCTTCAGCCTATGAGTCGGGCGTTAGTCAAGGTCAGGCGAGTTACGAATCATCTTTGAAAAGCTTACAAGCGAGTGCCGAGGCTGCCAGCGCTGAATATCGCAAGTCAATGGATCTGGCCAATCGGGAAGCCCGTCGCTACAACAATTTATTGGATAACGTCTATTTGTCTCCGAAGACCTACACGGGTGACGTTCAATACGATCTAGGCGGCATCGGCGGCAATATTTATGTAGGCGGCAGCCGTGTGACGATCAGCCGGTTGAGTGCCGATGCCGGTTCAGGAGCTCGCTACGACAGCGTTTCCAACTTGTACGCTGCCACTCCATCCCGTTCAGAAGCGAGCAGGGCTTTTTTTAACCGTGGGACGGCGCGGACCTATCAAGACAGCGTGTACGATCTCTACACCCGTGGGAAGCGCACCTATGAAGACTACCAGTCAGCCGTCGCAGAAGCCCAGCGCATAAGCAATCTAGCAGCACAAACACGCACGCAGAGTGAAACCTATTCAAAAGACGCACAGCGGTTTTTAGGGACGTACCAGACCGAAATCGGCAAGTACAATGAGTTACTGGAAGACACCGATTATGTGACACGCTTTGCTCAACAGCAATCAACCGCAGCCTTGAATACCTACAACCAGTATGTGCGCGACACTTTCAATCCGGCAGAAACAAGATTCCGTGATGCTTCATCTTCGGTAACCGCAGCCGCACAAGCCTACAACACCTTTGCGGCAGACCGCTTTAAGGTTGATGCAGCCGCATCTGCAGCCAAGCAGGTATATGACGCTAGTGTTTCACGGTATCAAGACTTACAGACGGCCTACCAGGACCTTGAGCCGCAGCTTACGGAATACACCCGTCAGGCTGAAGCAGCAAAGCAGCAGGTACTCAGTCTACAAGGCATGACACCGGAGTTACAGCGTTCGCTGGCCATTGACACCGAAGCCAGGAAGCGTGGCACACGACTAGGCTACCGGCGCTCCGTTTTAAGCCAAGACTTCAAAAGGCGTGGAGCTGCACGTTGAAAGAACTCAGAGCAAGGTTTGGACCTGGACTAGCCAAGGCGCTGGTGCGCGACAAGACCAGTTACAGTCTAGATGATTTGTTTTTGCTGCTGGAAAAAGGTTCTTGGGTAGAAGCCCACACGGAAACAAGCATCGCGATAGGCGCACCGCACACCGAAGTGGACAACGGGCGTTCAATTTATTTGCTTCACATCACAGGAACACTGCAGGACATTGTAGAAAACCTACTTCCGCAGGGTGAAGAAAAGTTTCGGCAACTAGGTTATTCAAAATTCTGTCTGTACGGCAATCCAGCCTATTTAAGAATTTTGACCAAGGTTGGTTTTGCAATAAAAGAAATCCATTTGGAGAAGGAGCTATGGGCGGCAAAGCAGAAAAACCAAAAGTTATTGAAGACATTCAGAAATCGGCAGAGGCTGAAGTAACCGGCTTGACCGAAACACTAAAAACAGAAGCTAAGGGGTTCAAAGACACTGTAGAAACAGAGTTGAAGGGCGCAGGTATTAACACCGAGCAAGACCTAAGCCCTAACATTCAAACTTTAACGCCAAATTTAGACCAGCGTCTTAATATTCCATCACTGAATCTTGAGCAGGACTTAACGAGAATTAGTCTGCCAGGACTACAAAAAGAGTTGCTAAACATTACCACGGCAGGGCAGACTGCATTGACAAAAGCAGGTTCAGCCGGTCAGGAAGCATTAGTGCAGGCCGGTAAGGCAGCACAGGAACAGGCTGTGCGGGCAGGTGCAGCAATGCAGGAAAATGCGGTACAATTTGGCACCCAAATTAGTGGAGGGCAAAGCAATCCAACTCTGGAAGGCTACGCGGAGCAGTTGACAAAAGGGTCTGAAGAATTGTTTGACAACACAACCCAATACGCAGAAGAAAAGGTTATACCGGCGGTAGGTGATGCGTATGCGACTGCTTTTGGTGACAAGAATCCGCAGCTCAAGTTTGTTCAAGGGTTAGTCAAGGACGCAGAAAAGAACACAAAAGGAATTGAAGCCCTACAAGCAGATATTCAAAATTTTTTTGATCCACCAAAACCAGAAGAACCACAAGCGGTAGGTGGCGACAACTTAGCATCTGCACCGACTCTGGATGATCCAGGTGTAATACCTGAAATGGAGCAAGCCAGCACAAAAGCCGGTCAGATGACAGAAGAAGAGCGCTTGCGCCGCATCCGTCGTTTAATGTTAAATCGCTATGGCCGTGAAGACACAATACTATCTGGCGTCGGCGATACTCGCAGCCGTCGAAGGTACGCTTTATGAGTAGCGATGCAGCAACGCTGGTTCAGGAATACGAAGCGCTGAAAGGTGAGCGCGGCAACTGGGAAAATATGTGGCAAGATATTGCCGAGCTGATGATTCCGCGCCGTGCCGACTTTACGAATCGCTACCGCGCACCTGGGGAGCAACGGCGGGACCGAATCTATGAGTCTACAGCGGTACGTGCGTTGGTCCGTGGTGCTAGCGGCCTACACAATACTTTGACCAGTTCTACGGTGCCTTGGTTTGCTTTGGAGACCGAAGACCGCGAACTGATGAAGAACCGACAGGTACAGCTCTGGTTAGAAGATGCGACAAGGCGCTGTAACAGCGTATTCAACGCGCCCAGGTCCATGTTCCACCAGTCGGCACACGAATACTACCTAGACCTGTTGGCTTTCGGTACGGGTGTGATGTATGTGACGCAAGAGCCTGGCATGGGCCCAGTGTTTAAGAGCTACTTCTTGGGCCACACGTACATTGCCGAAGGCAAGACCGGCATGATTGACAGCGTGTATCGACGATTCGATGACACGGCTAGAAGTTTATACAAGCAATTTGGCAACAAGCTCCCCGATGAAATCGTCAAAGCTGCCGACAAGGAACCGTTTCGACGTTTTGAGCTACTGCACATCGTCAGACCTAGAAGCAACGCACCTGGAAAGACTGCGAAGCAGAAGCCTTTCTTGAGCGTCTATGTGCATCCAGAGTCACGCAAGATCGTGCAGGAAGGTGGCTTTGACGAAATGCCGTACATTGTGAGCCGCTGGCAGAAAAACTCGATGGAAGTCTATGGGCGCGGTCCTGGGATTGAAGCTTTGCCCGATGTGCGGATGATTAACGAAATGGAGCGCGTTGGTTTGATCGCGCTACAAAAAGTAGTCGATCCACCGTTGTTGGTGCCGGACGATGGATTCCTTTCGCCAATAAGAACGACACCAGGTGGTCTAAACTACTACCGCGCCGGTCTTGGACCACAAGACCGGATTGCGCCGCTACAGACTGGCGGGCGAGTAGATTTGAACGAAGCCAAGATAGGACAGGTCCGCGCAGCCATAGAACGTACTTTCTATCTAGACCTGTTGGAGCTACCTGGTCCCACGGCTGCCGATGGTGACGTACTTCGGTTTTCGGCTACCGAAATCGCCGCCAGGCAGCGGGACCGCTTGAACATACTAGGGCCAATCGTCGCCCGACAGGAAGCCGAATTCTTAGGGCCATTAGTGATCCGCACGCTCAGTGTGATGCTACGCGCACAGATGCTACCACCACCGCCACAGGTCTTATTAGATGCCGACTTCAAGGTATCGTATTCCAATCCGGTAGCGATTGCTCAACGTGCAGGCGAGTTGGCTTCAATCAGTCAGTTGATCCAGTTCTTGGTGCCCTTCGCACAGTTAGACCCAACGGTGATTCAGCGCTTCCAGACTTCCAGGGTTGCGGAGTTGGCTGCAGAAATCCTGAAAGTGAGTCCAAGCGTGTTCAAGAGTACAGATGAAATGATGCAAGAACAGCAGGCTGAAGCAGCACAGGCGGCAGCACAGCAAGAACTGGTACAAGCAAACGCCATTGCGGAACAGCAGAACTTGATTTCGATGAGCCGCAGAAACGAAAGCGTCGCTACACTGAATGAAGCAAGGGCACAGAGCGCATGAGACTAACGGAAAAAGAAAAGAAGCGGTTGGCGGACTACCGCACCATTTTTAAAGGTCCGCAAGGCGAGCGAGTCTTAGCAGACCTTTGTCACCGGCATGGTATTTTTGATCCGTGCCACGTTCCTGGCGACCCATATTCTACGGCGTACAATGATGGACGGCGGTCTGTTGTTGTTGATCTGTTGCGCTACCTGGGCACTGACTTGGAGCGGCTTGATAACCTTTTGATACAGCCCTATGGAGACTACGACCCAAGAGGCACAAGCGACGATAGAGTCGCCGCCATCTGAATCACCAATACAGCCTAGTCAGACTGGGCTGACACCCGAAGGCACCGCGGAAGCCGTCAATGGCTTGGCGTTTGATCCGCGCAGCCTGCCAGAAGACCTAGCGAATGAACCGAGCCTGCGCAGCTTTGATGACGTATCCAAGCTAGCCAAGAGCTACGTCCATTTAGTGAAACGTCTAGGCGCACCGCCAGAGCAAATAGTACGGCTGCCCAGTTCAGAAGATGACCCATCTTGGTCTGAAGTGTATGAGCGGCTAGGGCGCCCGAATGATCCTGCTGGCTACGACATCCACGCCGACAATGAAACGACACGTCAGTTTCTTCAGGAAGCGCACAAGCTAGGACTCAACAAAAACCAGGTCCGCAACATCTATGACTGGTACAATAAAAACAGCCAACTGAGCGAAACCGCTGCCAAAGATCAGTTTGAGCAGCAACAACAGAACTATGTCCATGCGCTGAAGCAAGACTGGGGCAGAGAGTATGAAGCCAACAGTGACATCGCCCGCCGTGCGTTCTTGCAGCTAGCTGATGGCGAAACGCTAAAGCTTGTCGAAGAAACCGGACTTGGCAACCATCCTGGGCTAGTCAAGATGATGAATAAAGTAGGCCGGATGATGGCAGAAGACGGACTTCTACAGAGCGATGTTGGCACGAACTCCAACGGCGGTAGAGTGGACATTGAAAACCGCTTGAGCGAGTTGATGGCAGCCGACGGGCCTTATTGGGACGGCATGCACCGTGACCACGATAAGTACGTTGCTGAAGCCTTGCGCCTACGCGAAATGCTGACATGACGCAGCAGGAAATCCGTGAATTGCGCATGGAAGTACTGCGCCTAGCGGTAGAAAATGGAACGCCTGCAGACGTAAACGATCCGATTCAGCTTGCAAACAAGTACTGGAATTTTGTATGTCAAGAAGAAAGGTTCAAACTAGAACCACCAAAACCACCGCCTAGCCGCAAGCGCTAGGCACTATCCGCCATGCGATGGCTGCGGTTCGGACAATCGTCAGACCCGTATTTTTCGCAACCTACCTAGAGCCTTCAAACACGAAGACAACTCTGAATTTGAGCATGGCCGCTTAAATTTGGAGTTGACTTGTGTCATCACAGATAACAACGGCGTTCGTACAACAGTACAGCGCGAACCTACAGCACTTGAGCCAACAAAAAGGCTCACGACTGCGCGGCGCTGTGCGTGTCGAAGCAGTTCGGGGCAAACAAGCCTTCTTTGACCAGATAGGGAGCCAGAGCGCTTCTGTCCGAACCACACGCGCTGCAGATACTCTGCTAAACGACACACCACACGCCAGGCGAATGGTGACGTTGGCAGACTATGAAGTAGCCGACCTCATCGACGATCAAGACAAGTTACGGATGATCGTTGACCCTACCAGCAGTTACGCACAAGCCCAGGCATTTGCAATCGGGCGTTCAATGGATGATGTCATTATCACCGCCGCCACAGGTGACGCCAAGACCGGCGAAACTGGCGGCACGACCACCGCGCTACCTAGCGGTCAGAAAGTAGCGGTTAACCTGTCAGGCTCCAATGAAGGTCTGACGATTGGCAAGCTACGGGAAGCCAAGTTCATTCTAGACAATAATAGTGTAGACCCAAGCATTCCGCGTGTGATGGTAGTCGGCCCAAAGCAGATCCAAGATTTGCTGGCGACCACGCAAATAACATCCAGTGATTTCAATACGATAAAGGCTTTAGTCCAAGGCGATGTCGATACTTTTATGGGCTTTCAGTTCATCACTAGTACCCGACTGGCTCACAATTCTGGGACAGATGTCAGAACCTGTTTCGCGTATGCAGTGGATGGGCTGACGCTAGCGGTAGCCAAGGACTTGACCGTGCGCATTGATGAGCGTCCAGACAAGGGCTACGCAACGCAGGTGTACGCCTGCATGTCCATTGGTGCTACGCGGATGGAAGAAGAAAAGATTGTTGAAATTTCTTGTGACGAATCGCCATAAAGGAGCTAACTAATGGCAAATAATAACACGACCAAAATCACCAACATTACGGCAGATCCTTCTGTCAATGTTGATGCAGCGGAAGCCCACGGGCGGATGCGAGTTTGGTATGACAGCTTTGAAGCCAGTTCTACAGCTTCAGGCGATACCATTACGTTTTCACGAATGCCGAAAGGCGCAACCATCTACCAAGTTCGGGTGATGGCGGATGCCCTGGGTAGTAGCGTGACCATCAAGGTAGGCGATGCTTCTGACGATGACCGTTTCATTACGGCCACCACGATGAACACCGCCAACCTGGTAACGGAAACCAATGCCATTGCCGGCGTTGGCTACAACTACACGGCCCAGACCGATCTGATCGCTACCGTTGGTGGCGCTGCGGCTACTGGGACCATTAAGTTCATGGTCTTCTACACACTAGGAGATTAAGCATGTCGTCCGTCGTCCAGATTTGCAACATCGCCCTGAGTAACCTTGGTGAAGCGAAAATCGCGGCGCTGACGGACGAAAATGAGCGTGCGCGACAGTGCAATTTACGATACGAAGATTGTCGTGATGCGGTGTTGCGCAGCCATCCCTGGAACGCGGCAGTAACTCGCGTGGCTCTAGCTGCAAGCGTTACTGCTCCTGCTTGGGGTTATGCCAAGAAGTTTGCCCTTCCCGCTGATTGCTTGCGCGTCTTGGACATCGAAGACTTTTACCAGTCTTACAAAGTGGAAGGCCGCTTTGTGTTCACAGACGCGACCGCAGTCAACCTGCTCTACATTGCAAAAGTCACCGATCCAACCCAGTTCGATAGCCTATTGCTGCACGCGGTAGCGATGAAGCTGGCATCCGAAATTGCAGAAGCGCTCACAGGTCGAGCGGAGCTGCGTGACCGGATGCTATCGAAGTATCTACAGATCCTTGCTGAAGCACGTGGTGTAGACAGCCAAGAGCGCAGTCAAGCAGGCGAGTTTTTAGCGGACGGATTCATCAACGCAAGGCTTGTAGGTTCAACCTACCGACGCGCAGTACCGGCTAGCTGATGCGAATTCAGGCACTTCAATCCAGCTTTGCTGACGGGCAGATCAGCCCACGCATGCAGGGTATGGTTGAACTAGAGTCCTACAAGTCCAGCTTGGCGACCCTAGAAAATATGGTAGTGCTGCCACAAGGCAGCTTGACCCGCAGACCAGGTACGTTTTTCGCGGCAACAACGAAAGCCAACGGGCAAGCCCGACTGATCCCGTTCAGTCGCGGTCAAGGCACAAGCCTAGTGTTGGAGTTTGGCAATCTATACATAAGGTTTTTTGCCAACGATGGACCTGTGCGTACGGATGACATCGCGGCAACCTACAGCCAGACCACGACCACCGTAACCGTCACGAAGTCCAGTCACGGCTACAGCGCAAGCGATGAAGTTTACCTGGACTTCACTTCAGGCAATGGCGTTGACGGTTTCTACACGATTGCCACCGTACCCAACGCAAACGAATTCACGGTAACGAGTACCACAAGCCAAAGCACCAGCGGCAACGTCAACATCAGCCAGCGGTTTGAAGTAACCACGACGTACACCGCAAGCCAGGTCAACGACATTGCGTTCACCCAGAGCGCGGATGTCTTGTTCTTGGTGCATCCTGACCATGTGCCTGCCCGCCTAGAAAGAAACGCGACAAACTCTTGGGCGTTGACCAACCTGCTGCCTTCCGTGATTAGCGGCACCTATACACGCCCGACTACTGTGCTGACCGATGGCCCGTTTAAGGCCATGAATACCACGGACACGACCTTGACCGTGGCGCTAGCAGCAAATTCAGATTTTACAACATCCTTCAGCAATGGATCACTTAGCCTTGAAGAAGTGGGCACGGTTTCACCTAGTAACGTCGATGTTGCGACCAACGCATTTACTTTGGCGAATCATCCGCTAGTCAACGGCCAGAAAGTGCAGTTCAGTAGCATACCGTCTGGGTTTGCCAGTACACCCACTCTATCGGCTACCACTGATTACTTTGTAGTCAGCGCCACACAGAACACATTCAAACTCGCAACCACCGCAGGCGGCACACCTGTGGACATCACCGCCGCGCCGACTTCAGCAGATCTAACCGTCAACAAGTCTTTCGTTGATAAAGACGTTTATATCAAAGTCACCGCAAGTGCCACGACAGGCATCAACGACGACACGGGCTTCCAGACCACAGATGTTGGCCGATACATTCGGTTGAACACCGAAATCGCACCGCAAATCAAGCACGGTTACGGTGAGATTGTAGAGCGCACCAGCACAACGGTTGTTCTAGTCCAACTGAAAACTGCAATCGCCGGTGTAGGCGCAACCACAGAATGGCAGCTTGGTTCTTTCAGTGGCACAACGGGCTACCCGCGCACTGTACAGCTCTATCAACAGCGCTTGGTTTTTGCGGGGACAGCAGAAGAAAGTCAGACTATTTTCTTTAGCAAAACTGCCGACTTCTTCAACTTTAGTGCAACGGAACCGCTAGGCCAGCAGACCGGACAGCGAGACAGCGCTGGGCGTAGTATTGTGGGTGAGCAGATTTTTGAAGACGCCGCAATCAGTTTGACGATCAGTAGTGACACCGTGGATCAGATCGAATGGATGTCTGAAGACCAGCGGCTGACCATAGGGACTTCAGGCGGCATCTATCAGTTGTATGGCAGCACCGACGACCTGACCCTGACACCATTTAACTTCAGTATCACGAAAGTCAGCGCCTGGGCGTGCGATCCAACCGCACTGCCAGCCAAGGTAGGCAACAACCTATTATATGTTCAAAACAACGGGCGAAAACTGCGCGAACTAGCCTTCGACAAATTGCAGGACCAATATAGCGCGGCAGACCTGACGCTGCGCAGCGAAGACATATCAGAGTCTGGTCTGATCGCTACCGCCTACCAGGACCAGCCGTATTCAGTGCTGTGGTGCCTGCGTAACGACGGTAGGCTAGCCGGTCTGACGTATGTGGACCTACTTCAAATGCGAGCCTGGCACCGGCACACGATAGGCGGTGCGCACTACGACGACACGCATGGATCACAGGCCAAGGTTGAAAGTATCGCCAGCATACCGCGTGGTACCCACGACCAGCTCTACATGATTGTGAAGCGTCATCTACGTGCGGCAGTGCTGACTTCGATTACCTTTAATCAGACCACAGACAAATTTACGAAATCCAGCCACGGGCTAGCCAACGGTACGACTGTGGTTTTCGACAGCACGACCATTGACGGCTTTACTGCAGACAAGCTCTATTACGTCGTCAGCACAGCAACGAACGACTTTCAGTTATCTGAATCATCTGGTGGTGCAGCGGTCACAGTCAGCGGATCAACCAGTAGCGTCACGGTTAGCACCCTGCGGGTTGTTACTGAAAAACGCTATATTGAATTCCTGGAGCGCTACTTTGTTGCCAGTGAAATCCTGCCCAGTGACGCCCACTTTGTAGACAGTGGCCTAGAAGAACCACCGACCCGCACTACTGCAAGTACTGCTGTCAGTGCGCTGGACCATCTGGAAGGCGAAAGCGTCGCCATCTTAGCCGATGCCGCTGTACAACCAGACAGAACCGTTAGTTCAGGTGCCATCACGCTTCAGACGGCAGCAACCAACTTTCGTGTCGGCTTCGCTTACAACAGTGACATTAAGAGTTTGCCGATGGTGGCAATGACCGGACAGGGTACTAGCGTAGGGAACCGCAAGCGTATCCACCGTTTCACTGTGCGCCTACTGGAGTCACTGTCTTTTAAATTTGGCACCAACGCCAACGATTTGGACGCCGCGACCATCGCCTATTTGGAAAGCCTTGGTCTGAACTTTGGCGTGAACATTAGCGACCTGACCGAAGCGGTCTTTAGAACGGCCAGCGACAACATTGGCAGCGCTTTGTCCTTCTTCACCGGCGAAAAAACGTACCAGGTCGGCGATCAGTTTTCAACAATCACACAGCTATTTTTACGACAGGATCAACCGTACCCGTTTTCTGTCACCTTATTAGCAATTGACTACCAAACCAACGAATGAGTGCATTTGCAGTTTTTGCCGCAATCACAGCGGGCAGCACTTTACTCAATATGTATGGGCAGGCCAAGTCGAATGCCCAGCAGGTCACCAATCTACGCGCTCAGGCGTCTGAATACCGCGCTAGTGCTGCAGAAAACCTAGCCTTTGCCCGCGAGCAAGCAGGTTTGTACATGCAGACCGGCCAAGAGAACGCCAGAGCCATAGAGTTTCGTGGCGCAGAGCTACTGATGCAGGAACAGATCGCCGGTCAGCGACGCATTGGTAGCATCCGCGCACGGGCAGGCGCTTCAGGCGCATCAATCAATGTCGGCACACCCGCAAACGTGCAGATTGCGCAGGCTTTTGCCAATGATTACAACCAGCGCATGATCGACTACAACACACGCTATGAAGCAGCAAGAACGCGACTGGAAGCAAAGAACAAAGCAAAGATGGAGTTGCGACGCGGACAACTGGCGTACACGCAACTGATGCGCAGAGCCGCCCTAGCGGACCAAGGCGCAGGACAGGTAGCAGGAGCGCGTGACCTTCAGCTATTCAGCACACTTTTGGGCGGTGGTGCTGATTTTGGGCAACTGTACTACCGATTTAACCAACTTGATGACACTCCAACAGGACCATAATGGCTAGGCTTCCTTTCCAACAAGCCACGGTCCTGCCACAACAGAACCGTCAAAGCGCACCGAACGTACCAAACGCACCTGGCCCGATGGACATGAGTGTGCCTGGTGGTGGTGCCCAGAACCGCGCTCTGATGAGTCTAGGCGAGAGCATCGCTAGAATCGGACGCACTGCGGCAGACATCTATCTGACACAGGCGGAAAAGGAAAAGGATCAGCAGGACAAAATCGCCATTGTTGAATACGGCCAGTTTCGTGATAGGGCACGCAACCAGTTCTTCCAAAGCCTAGAGCAAGACCCGCCTGCAGATATGGCCGCTGCGTTGGCCCGCTACGAACAATTTTATCAAGGTGTTGATCCTTTGGACCCCGAATCCAATGGGCTATATCAACAAACTCTAAAGTTTTTGAAAGGCAAATCGAAACGCGTGCAGAAAGCGGTCACGCAGATGTTTGATGACAAGCGGATTGCCGACCAGGATCTAATTGCCATGCAGGAGATCCGCAAGCAACAGCAGGCTTTAGTCGGCGATGTGCTTGATGGCGCAAAGCAAGGACTTGCTGCAAAGCTACAGTCATTGACACCAGAAGACCTAGCAGGCGCAAAAAACTACGATTCTACTCAGCGCAGGCAACTGATTGCCACCGACTTAGAAAATGTAATTAATCCTTATTTAGACAAACTCAGCCCAGGCTTACGCAAGCAAGCAGAAACACGCCTGCAAGCCACGATTCGCAACACGGTTCAACAGATTTATAACGCCCAGCAATCTTCAATTGACGATGCTGCGCGTGCAGACTATGTGCGGGAAAAACAGGAAATCATTACCAGCGGCGAATCACGCGAAGAACGTTTGAAGAAGTTGGATGACATGCAGGATCGCATGTTCGCAGATGGGTTGCTATTGGCAGAACAAGCCACCGTCAATCTGGTGAACTATGAACGGGAAATCGACAGCAGCGACATTAAGTTACTGCGCAATTCAGGTAACATTCAAGCGGTCGCAGGGCTGCTGAACGCGCTATTGAATGATGAAGAGTCCTTCCCAAGTCTGAGCCCGAACGAGCGAGCTGAACAGGCAGACGCTACCCGTAACCGTCTAGAGACACTACAAAAGCAGGCCACACAGGAAGTACGTCGCAATCTGTTACTCACCGTAGGCGCAATCCTAGACCCGAACCTGACCGAAGGGCAGCGGGCAGAAGTAGAATCGGTTGCCAACCTGGAACAGCAACTAGCGAATGTCCCAGACGAAAACACCAAGCTAGTTTTCAAAGGTCTCCATTCGTATGCGCTGCAGGCGAAGAATACCGTAGAAACGCTTCGCGAAAAGACAGAAGCCGAACTGGCGCAAGCCGAAGAAAACCTAGTGCCACCACGATTTATAGGTGGTGATCTAAACGCCGACATTGCGCACTTCAGCGGCATCTACAATGGCGTGGTCAAAGAAATCAACGCGATCCGCAAGCTGCGTGCAGACGATGGAGCCAGCTTTGCCGTCATACCAGAAGGCACTGATCCGCTGGATGCGTCCAACCTGGACAACGTGGTAGCAACACAGTTGGAGTACAAGGGCTTTCAGAACACCAACAATCTATCACCTAGCCAGCTACGTGGCCTGCACCAGGCAAAAGCAGTACGACTACTGAGTAAACAAACTGCAGCCAAATATCTTGAAGATTATTTAAAAACAACAAATGGCGATGAACGCTTTGAATTCATGATGGGCATAGAACGCCGCACCGGTGGCTATGGTACTTTGGTAATTACCGAGTTGGCGCGCAAGCGTAAAGAAAATGGTATTGGGTTGCCCTACTACTCACAACTCTACACCGAAGTGACAGACCCTGCGGTGCGGCAGAATATGTATGACACCGAGTTAAACAGCGAATCCAACCGTAGCCGTGTCCGCGAAATTTTTAAGGCAGACATGGGCGCTGTCCGCGCAGAAATGATGCAAAACGAAAGTTTCCAGAACTTTTACAAGAGTTTTGAAAGTGACCGTGGTTCTGTGCCGCTGATGAATGACTTTAATGAATTCATGACGGACTACGTTTTAGAAATGGGCGCACGCGGTATGGACTTGGGCGATGCGGTAGATATGGCGGCAGATCATTTGATTGGCGTCAACTTCACCTTTATTCAGCCCAACGCAGAGACACCGCCGCTGTTGTTACGCAATGCCCAGCTTGATGGCATACCTGCAGGTAGCGCTGAAGTTGCTTTGACCAACTACACAGAAACCTTGTTAGCCGAACGCAGACAAGGATTTATAGATTTGGCAGGCAGTGACGATTTGTACACCTGGGCCAAGAAAGGTGATGACTCAGGGCTAGAGTTATTGTTCTTTAATGAAGAGCGGGCGCAGTACGTTACCACCGGCGTCATCATGCCTTTTACTCGACTGCGCGTACTTGCTGAAAGGCACATGAACAACGAAGCTATTGATTCAAGTGATGCCATGTTTGCAGAAGACCAAGCGGTGATTGACACAATGCTGGAATCATATGGCGTTGGGCAAGAGATGCTTGGCGTGGGTGTAGGCAAGCCGATAGAGCAACCAGAAGAAGAAGTGGTTGAAGACGTTGCGGCAGACGTTGCGCCACCAGCGCAAGAAGAAGCGCAAGAGCCAGAACCAGAAGACCCAGATCTAGCGCAACTTAATGGTTTTGTTACACAGGCTCGCGCTTTCTTGGACACCGTACCTGGAGAGCAACTAGCAGAAGTCGAGCGCTTGATTGAAGGCGCGGAAGTCTTGCGGGCTAGGATTGTCTACAACAAAGGCAAAGAGGCCGCAATGAAGCAACTGCGGCTACTAGAAACGCAGCTCCAGTTACTGCAGGGCAAGACCGCATCGAAAGAGCAGATGCGCAAGTTGCTGGGCAGTTCGCCAGAGCTAGACCCAGAACTGCGGGCAAAGATGGAAGCGCTAGTTAGAAGCAGGAGAGAGCGATGATGTACTACAGCGAACACCGCGATTACCCAGGTGCCAAAGAAGAGTTTTTGAAAAACTACCGGCCATCTGCGGGCATGATGTTTAGTGAGGGCATAGGTGCCGGTTTTCGTGATGTTAGCTTCATGCTGATGCAGTCGGTGATGGAGATGGATAAGGCAGAGAACGCTGCACTACTCACCAAAGAAGACTGGGAAGCGAGCAAGTTCTACGACCCACAGATTAAATGGGACGAATCCTTTACAACACCGAAAGCACGACTACTGAAAGAACGTCGTGACCGCGAACGCGAACTAGGTTTTTTGCTAGAACGTGCAGGTATGGGCGCCACTGCTAGTTTCTATGCAGGTGCATTGGTTGGGACCGTACCAGATCCGGTGAATTACTTACCCTTTGTGGGCATTGCTTCTAAAGCCAAAAGCGCCGCCGTGTTGGGCAAGATCGCACAGTCAGGACGGCTAGGTCGTGGTGCTACCACTGCCGCTGATGCGGTGCTAGGCACAGCTTTGATTCAGCCATTGGTTGCTGCCGAACGAGACACTTACCAACTGAAGTACGACACACGCGATGCCCTGACCGAACTAGGGCTGGCGCTAGGTCTAGGCTTTGGCCTGGGTGCTGCACTAGGGCGCGTCCATCCGAAAGATCCAGATCCTGCAGTGCGGGCGCAAGAAGGCACCGTCACAGTGAACCGCAAGGGAGAGATCGAAATCAAGGAAGGGCGGGCACCCGATCCAGAAACACCGGCCACTAGAGCTGCCGCCAACATCGCACCACAAGACGCAAAGACAGCCATTGACGTAGCTGCCGCACAGCAGGCCGCAGGCGAATCTATTAATGTCGGCAAGTTTGCACCAACGCAGCCCGTCAGACAGGCTGCTGATGGCGCTGCCGCACCAGAAGTGACGCCTGCAGAAACCTTTCAGGCTGACGCTAGGGTAGAACCGGCACCAGATCCTGTGCCCGATGACACGCCGATTGACGCCAACGAAGCACGGCTACAGCAACTAGAAGCAGAGCTAGACGAACGCATTCGCACCGAAGAAGCTGAAGGTCGCTTGAAGGAAGAAGACGCTACAGAGTTGGCGTACATCGACGAAGAAGTAAAAGAACAGGAACTTTATCACCAAGCCGTATTTGAAGTAACCGAATGTTTGATCCGCAATGGCTAGTAAAGTAGACCCATGTCTGGGTGTAGCAAATAGCACAAAGTTTGGGCTGAAGGCGTCAGAAGCTAAGGAATTGGTAGAGGTCCTGCGCAATGAACAGCGCAACGTGCGAGCTACGGCCAAAGGTGACTACACCATCCAGTTCCGCAAGACCGCAGAAGAGTTGACCGCACGACAAAAAAAAGAACTAGCCGCCAAGCGATTGCAGCGCAAACAGCAGGTGTTTAAGAACGAAGCGCTCGATACCAAGATGGACGCAGGCAACAACAAGGAAGCAACACTCAGCCGCATGATGGTCGGCAGCGCCAAGCGTGGGTTTCAGGCGCTGGACAGCATTGCCAGTAAACAGATAGCGATGGGCAAACTGCGGGTCGGCAGGATCTTGAGCGTATTCGGCAAAACCAATTTACAGCTCAGTCGCCCTACCGTGTTTGGGCGTTACCCATTCGGCAAAGGCTTGTTTGATGACGAAGATTTTCAGACGGCGCTGATTCAGGAATTATTTGACGGGCTAGGCACCAGCCGCAGCACCGAAGCGCGGGCAATGGCCGAAGCGGTGCTGAAGGAAAAGCGAGAGATGATTAACGCGTTGCAGGCCGAAGGCGTACCGATAGGCTGGCTAGATGACCATGTGACTACACAGACACATGATTCTGCAGCAATCGGGAAAGCAGGCTTTGATACCTGGTTCAATGACATTCGGCCATTACTGAATGATGACCGCACCTTTATCAGTGCCGACACGAACAAACAGCGTGAGTTTTTAGAAGCCGTCTACAACAACATCAAGAGCGGCAAGCGCAACGTGGTGGAGTTGGTCAGCGAACCAGGCGTAGGGCGAAAGAGTTTATCCACCAAGATCAGTCAAAGCCGTCAGCTTCACTTTAGGGACTCTGCCGCCTGGATTGAGTACAACAAGAAATATGGGCACAGCAACGCGGTCCAGAGCATTGTACAAGGCGTAGAGCGACTGAGCGACAGCTTGGAATTAATTAAAGTTTTTGGTGCGAATCCTGACGGCACGTTTAAACGTCTGTTGGAACGGCAGGACTTTGACCCAGGCCAGCGCACGATGTTGAAGTCTGAGTACAATCAGGTAAGCGGAGCTGCATTTGAAGTAGCGAATCCAGCTTGGCACAAGTGGACTCAAGGTATTCAGGCAATACAGAATCTAAGCAAGTTGGGCAGCGCCATCTTCAGTTCTACTACTGACCCGATCTATGTGGCCTTTACCCAGCACTACCACGGCAAAAACATTTTTTCGGCCTACTACAACGCTTTTTTAAATATCGGCGTAGGGCGTCTACTGCAGCGTGGCAAGAGCAAAGAAATCGAAATGTTTGCCCGCAAGCTAGGGCTGGGCTTTGATGGAGTAATCGGTAGCGCGGCTAGTCGCTGGTCAGGTGCAAAGGACACGACTGAGTTCATGCAGGGCGCAGTCAACAATTTTTTCAGGCTAAACGGTCTGAGTGGCTGGACTAACTTCTACCGCGAAGGTGCGGCCTACTTGATGGCGTCTGACATGGCCGATGCGACCAAGCTGAACTGGGACAAGCTCGCACCAAACTACCGCCGCCTGTTGGAACGCTACGGCATTACTGACAGCGACTGGAAAGACATTGCGGCGCTGCCCTTTGAAAAGATCAACGGCCTAGACGTCATCAGCCCAACCCGCGTTTTCGATGAAATCGAACTAGGCAACATCACCGGCGATGCGATACCACGCAGTCAGGAACTGGCCGAAAAGATTCAGCAGGTACTGATTACAGAAAACGAATTTGCGGTTCTGCAACCTGGTGCGAATGAACGTGCTTTTATGGGCCGATTTTTTACTGGCGAAGAAGGCATCAAGTCTGGGACGCCAATGGCAATGGCGAACAAACTGTTTTGGCAGTTCCGCAGTTTCGGCCTGACGATGCTGTTTAGGCAGTGGCCTAGAGCTTATGAGATGGGGTTGCCATCGTTTTACCACCTAGTGCCGATGGTGCTTATGGGCTACGTCGCAATGGCGATGAAAGACATTTTGAAAGCCCGTGAACTAAAAGATGTTGTAGAAGATCCAGGCAAGATTGCCGTCGCATCTGTATTACAAAGCGGTTTTGGTGGTATCGCTGGCGACTTCCTGTTTAATGACTACAGACAATACAGCACCAGTTATGTGGATTTACTAGCAGGGCCAAGCGGGTCATCTTTAAATGATCTAGCAGAGTTTGGCGCAACCATAACTGACGTAGCCACAGGCGGTGATCCAGTAGACGCAGCCGCAGCCGGTTGGCGGTCAGTTAAAGGCAACATACCCTACGCCAACTGGTGGGCGTCACGCACGCTGTTTGACTATTTGATTAACTACCAGGTGCAAGAAATCCTAAACCCAGGATCATTACGCCGGATGGAACGACGTTTCAAACAAAAGAACAATCAAGACTACCGGCCAGGCTGGGCACCTAGTGAAATTGTAGACTATGGAGGTGGACTTCGATGACAGTATCAGTAAAACGAAACAAGGTTCAGTACACAGGTGACAACAGCACTACCGCCTTCAGTGTGACCTTCCCATACACCGAAAGCTCTCAGGTCAAGGTCTTTCTAGGCAGCACGCTACAGACGATCACCACGCACTACACGCTGACCACACCAGGTGCTACCGGCACCGTGACGTTTGGGACCGCACCAGGAAGCGGTGTGATTGTTTCGCTAATCCGCGAGACCGATTATTTGCAAGGCGTGGATTACGTCAATAATGACGCGCTTGATGCCGAAACGCTTGAAAAGGCGTTTGATAAATTGACGATGATGGCGCAACAGCTTGACGCCAAGATTGACGCCAGTGTGGGCTTTGATGAAACCGTTGCAGGCACGACTAGCCTGAAGCTGGCTTCCGATGCTACTGATCTAGCGGGCAAGCTCCTAGCTTTTGATGACAGCGGGAATTTTGTGACGACTCAAGAAATCGGAACTTTTCGCGGCGCTGACAGCACCACGACTACTGCAGCTTATGTGGTGCGTGATCTAATCCGTGACAGCTCCAACGATAACGTTTACTTCACGAAGGTAGATGCCGCGTCTGGTAGCAGCCTGACCGATACGAATAAGTTTGAACTGCTGGTAGACGTAGCCACGGTGCGCACGCTGAAAACCCAAGCAGAGACTGCGAAGACGGCCAGCGAAACCGCAAAAACCGCAAGCGAAGCAGCCCTAGCTAGCTTTCAAGGACAGTATAAAACGGGCGGTAGTGACCCGTATAGCGGTAGCGCTGATGCCGGTGATCTTTGGTACGACACCAGCGCCAACATTCTGAAGTATTACACGGGATCCGCGTTTGAGCCGGTTACGACCAGCCTAGCTTCTGTTTCGTCAAATTATTTAACGATTTCAAACCAGGTCATCACCGCAGGCACAGTGCCGGTCAGTTTGGGTGGTACGGGCAGCACCAGTGCATCAGCAGCACGATCCGCGCTGGGAGTAGACGCCGCAGGCACAGATAACAGCACCGATGTAACACTAGCCGGTTCATTGGACTACCTGACGATCAGCGGGCAGGCGATTACTAGAAACGCCATAGACCTGACGACTGATGTCACGGGTGCTTTACCCGTGGCCAATGGTGGTACGGGTGCCACTTCCGCTAGTGCCGCTAGATCTGCATTGGGCGTTGATGCGGCAGGCACTGATAATTCTACCGACGTTACTTTGGCAACGGTCACTGGCAACTATCTAAGCATTTCAGGTCAGGCAATTACCGCAGGCACTGTCCCCGTTACGCTAGGTGGAACCGGAGCTACTACCGCCAGTGCCGCAAGGTCTGCGCTAGGCGTGGACGCTGCCGGTACGGACAATTCCACAGCGGTCACGCTGGCTTCCGTCACAGGTAATTATCTAACACTTTCTGGTCAAGAAATCACAGCGGGCACTGTCCCCGTGACGTTAGGCGGCACGGGTAGTACGACTGCCAGTGCCGCTAGAACCGCATTAGGTCTAGGGACAGCCGCAACCACAGCAGCGAGCGCTTATGCGACTGCCGCACAGGGCAGCACCGCTGACAGCGCACTACAAGATGTCGTCAGCGACACGACACCGCAGCTCGGCGGCAACCTGGATGTCAACGGCAATAGCATTGTCAGCGTATCTGCTGGGAATATCGCCATCACACCGCACACTACCGGCAAGATTATACTCGACGGGCTTTCGTGGCCTACAGCGGACGGGAGCGCAGGCCAAGTATTGAAAACGGATGGCAGCAGTAATCTTAGCTTTGTGGATCAGTCCGGTGGTGGTAGCACTGCTTCAATATTTGAACACGACAGCACGGTCAGTGACTCGCTTGCTATGGCTAGCGGAAAACGCCGGCTTTATGTGGGTGATACAACTTTTTCAGGGAGTGGCACGATGGCAGGTAGGTTAGTCGTAGCTGGTGGTTTTGCGAACTTCACTTCGGCTAGTGCACTAAATATTACAGGAACCCTAAACGTGATTTGAAATGGAAAATAAATTAGTGATTTTTCCTAATGATGACGGTGGCATTTCCGTGCTGCATCCAGTCATGAACTGTGGTCTGAGTGTCGAAGAAATCGCAGTCAAAGATGTGCCGAGCGGAAAACCCTTTAAATACATTACTACGAACGATTTACCTACAGATGACGATGGGTATTACGACACTTCTTTCAGATCAGCCTGGGAAGCTGATTTCAGTTCACCAGATGGGTATGGGGCATAATGATTACCGTAAATTTTGATAAAGCTAAAACGCTCACAGCAAATCGTTTACGACAAGAACGACTACCCAAGCTTCAGGATTTGGATGTGCAGTATCAAAGAGCTCTGGAGACAGGTGTAGACACAACAGAAATTGTACGACAAAAACAAGTGCTTAGAGATTTACCAGCACAGGTGGAAACTTGTACGACACTTACTGAACTCAAAAATCTAAAGGCATAAAATGGCAGGTGAAATTCAATTAAATAGTGTGAGTTTAGCTACTGAATCGAGTGGCACGGTAACGCTAAATTCAAACACTAATATCAAAGGATGTCTAAATGCTTCCGGTTCTGCTCCGATTTACGCATGTCGTGCGTGGATTAATTTTGATGGGACTTCTGCCAGTATTGGAACAGGTCGGGCTAACGGTAATGTTAGCGGAGTTACTGACAACGGCACAGGAGACTATACTATAACATTTACAACTGCTATGCCGGATGCAAATTATGCTTTCTGTGGTTCCGGTGGGAAGTTAACTACAAATTCAATCGCTGATATTTCAGTGGCAAGAGTAAATGAAGATGCATCTACTATAAGAGTTGAAGTAGTGAGAGGTAGTGATAACATAAAAACGAATTTTGAAACAATTAATGTTGCGATTTTTCGCTAACATAAACTTAGTAAACAGGCCGAGCATATGCCAGAAGATTTTGTAGCAATACTAGGCGACCTTGGAGGCACGATGGCCTCGCTCGCTTTTGCTGGGTATCTGATTGTATATCTTCTGCGCGGTTTTGCCGAAGAGCGAAAAATACATCTGGATAAAGACAGTAGAAATGATGATGAACTTCGATCACTAATGCGTGAAAGCAATGCAGCTCTGATCAAAACAATGGAACAAACAAATATCACGCTTTCAGAAATGCGGGTAGCGATTAGCCAACTTCATGAATCAATTATGAACATGGAACGTAAATCTTAGATGAAAACGCTACTCGCCCTGCTGTTGCCCGCCACGCTCTACGCATCCGAACCCGCCGAACTGGAATACAAAACTGCGTATTTGTGGCAGTGGGTGACGGCTTGTGCGCAGGTAATGGCACCAGAATTTGAACGCCAGGGCATGCCACGGCACTTTGCCATGAATTGGGCAGTCACGGGCTGTAGCTGTGTTATTGACGGCTTTCGTAAAGATTATCCATTCGAAAGCATTATCCAATTAACATCTGAAGAACGTCGCGCTGCAGGCGCATTCTACGCAGATCAATGTGGAAAGGGCGAAATCACATTATGATTGTAGACAGCACTGAAACTGTTGAATGTTCCAAGCACTTTAGCCGCGATGAGTTGAAGTGTTCGTTTGCGCCTGACGCGCCCGTGTTGATGGACTCGCTGTTCATGGCAGCCCTGGAAGAACTGCGTGAAGAGTGGGGGAAGCCGATGCACCTCAGTAGCGCATTTCGGACAGAAGAGCATCCGCGCGAGCGCACCAAGCCTATTAAATATGATCATCTGGGCAACCCACTGCCAAAGGGCGGTATGCATGCACGCGGACGCGCCGTAGATGTCCTAATCGCAGGTAGTGATGCTGTTGCGTTCTTACGGCTCGCGCTCAAGTATTTTTCAGGTGTGGGCCTAAGTCAGAAGGACAAAAATTGGTCAAATCGCTTCATACATTTGGATGACGGCAAACAACGAATCTGGACGTACTGATGGAACTATTCAACGCAATTGTAGACAGTGGCGGGCTGGAGCTGATACTGGCAGCAACCGGCATGGGCGCAGCGATACCTGCTGTAGTCATGTATAAGAAGGTGCGCAAAGCAAAAGAAACCGGTGAGCAGGTCAAAAAACGCTTTGGCTTTTTTTAGGCTTTGTTTGTTGTCAGTGTTGCCAGTGTGGACAGTAACCGTTTGGCTAGTCTTTGTTGCGCTAAGTTACTGTAATTATTGGTAGCAGAGGGGAGACTTGAACTCCCGACCTTGCGATTATGAATCGTAAATCCACAGAGCCGCTAGCCCGCTGACTGTCTAGCTTTGACCGACTGACAACAAGTTGTGTTGCCAATGGATTGACAACACTTAGAGCTTATTCACTAGATCTTGCACTTCGACAGTCTGGCTATTCAAGTAGCCCAGCGTTGTGGTTAGTTGCTGGTGCCGTAGTAGCTTCTGAACAAGCACAGGCGACTCACCCGCAGCGAGTAATTCCGTAGCCACGGTAGCCCGAAAGCCGTGCAATACCTTTGGCCCTTTCAAGCCTAGTTGATCCAACATCTTCTGAAAGCTGTGCCCTGCACTGCTGTAGTCTCGCCAGAACTTTCCGCCAGAACCATCATCACAGACAAACACTTCGCCGTCATGCGCTTCTGCGTCTAGAAACTGACGCAGCGGTCTGGCTACCGGCAGGATTGCATCCGCTCTGCCTTTTGTCTGCCAATCTTTATTGCTTTCCAGCCAAATGCCTTGGTGGCTGATGTGGTTCCAACGTAGGTGGATCAACTCGCTGGCCCGCATGCCGGTGTAGCGGAACAGGTAGAACGCCCTACGAAGCACCAAGAAGCGCCGTGAACCGGTTTCTGTCAGCTTGCGTTCGATGTACTCGCGCATCAGCTCCAACTGGTCACGGCTCCAGGTCTGCGGCACTACCGTGACGGCGCGGAGCTGCTTCAGTTTGTAAGGCCGGTCAACCAGTTCTTCTTCAAAAGCCCAGTTAAAAAAGCGCTGCACATTTCGGATGTGGTGGTTGATCGTGCGGTCATTTAGGCCACGCTGTCGCTCCTGGGCGATGTAGTTATCAAGCTGACTGCGCTGGTAGTCTTGAACACAAGGATTGCCGTTCGCCTGTTGCCAGCGTTTCAGACTGTCGCCGTAGGTGTAAACCGTTCTTGGGCTGTTGCGGGTTTTACAGTGACCTAGAAAGCGCTCAACTGCCTTCTGGAAGGTTACTAGCGTGCCTTCGTTCTGTAGCCCTAGTTCTTGACGAAGCGCTTCCAAACGTTCGGACAGAATCAGCGCCCGCTCCTGTGGGCTCATGCCGACAAACTCTGCCGCTGTGCCTAGCTTCTTACGAATCCGCTTACCGCCAACGTAGAGCTGCGCAATGTGAATGCCGCGCTGCTTGTTAAACGTGACCGTCTGCCGCTTCACAATATTTAATTATCGAAACATTTGTGGGGGGGGGGGACAACTTTGTAACACTTTGAATAAACGACTGCCGAAGCAGGCCGTTTCTTACATGACAGCGCTATCTGTCCGCAACGGTACGATTTTGCTGTTCGTGCGTTTCGTTACTGTCCCCAAGTCTTTTTTTAGTTGCTGCTCCAATAAAGCGTTTTTTTCTTTCAACAGCGCGATTACTTCATCTTTGCTAGCTAGCAGCTCATCACGCAAGTCCGTAGCCTGCTCTTTTTCTACTGCCGATGTCGGCAAATACGGCTCACCTTCGCCCTTCATCAGCCATTCCGTATTGTAACCATTTTTGACCGCGTTCATTAACATTGTTGGGGAAACATTCCGTTGCCCTTTCAAGACTACAGTCAAATGACTTGGATGCACTCCCCAGTCTCTGGCTAATGCGGACTTGTTTCCACCTTTTTGCCGCACATAGAAATTTATTCGCTCAATGATTTCAGTGTTTTCTGCCATACATGGCCCACGCAGATAAAAATTGTACTTGAAAGTAATCCGCTGTTTACATAAAGTCATGAACAAGCTTTAAACTTTTGCAAACAACATTAGCTTCGATAAAAAACAATCATACACAGAAGCAACTCCTTTGCCAATGAATTTGTTGAAAGAGTGCCAGTTTTATGGCGTCCGTGTGAGACAGTTAGCCGACGCCAGCGGCTTTACCCAGTCGTATGTACGCCAGGTACTGCTGAATGAACGACGAAATGACGAAATCAAACAGTTAGCGCACGCGGCTTTACACAACCGCAAGGAAGAATTGCTAACCGCGCTCTTAAAGGAGTCCGCATGACTGACCTGTCTGCTGAACTCGCGGAGATCAAGGCTCTGTTACATGGCCTACGCATGGATGTGAATCATCTGGCGAAGTCTCAAGGGCTGCCGCTGATGACGCATAACTTGAAAGAGCGTGCGCAGAAACAGCGGTTAGCTGATTTAGAATCAGCTCTAGACTCTGTGCGTAAGGCGCAGAATCTAGGGTACGACTGACCTCACCGGCCCGCCGACGCCGCATCAGCGCCCACCTGTTGAAAGTCGGCCACACACTTGGGAAGGAAACACCGTTTTTTATGGGCGGAGGGGTCTGCCCGCAGCTTAACGGTGTGCAGACATTGAACAGTCGCCTTCCCACCACCATACATGGAGTTGCTCAATGACCCGCGTTGAATACCTGTTTGATTTAGAAGTGCAAAGCACAAAGTCCCGCCTACTTAGACCCGTCAAGCCTTACCAACTACGACGCCTTTACTGGTGGGTCCGCCTGAAGTACCTGACGGTCAAGTGGTGGTGGCGTAACCGCAGGAGGGCGGTGTGACCGAAGAACAGGTCGAAGAGTCACGGCTGCGGGCTCAGTTTCGCTTCCAAGCGTTTTTAGATGAGACGGCAAGGCTGGAGCGACAGAACAAGTATTGGGACAACCAGGCGCGTTACGCACTAAAGCGCATCTGTTTTCTGTACGAGTGCAGTGATTGCGGCAAGCTAGTAGGCGCGAAGCACGCGCTAAACTGTCCAGACCGTGACTTGACACCCGTGATGCCGTCAGAACTGTCACTGAGTGAGCGCCTGCAGCGTCGCGAAGATATATTCAACGATTGGAACTGGGATTACGACGCCAACGTTGCCAAACTTGCGGAGTTGCTGACTTGAAGCGCCTGAGTGAGCGTTTGAGTGAGCGGCTGGCACAGCGTGACATGTCACGATTGGCGCTGGAACCCGCCAGACCAGCCGCTACGCAGCCTACTGGCAAAAACTTGGACATAAGCGTGACATGTCACGATTCAAAACTGCGCTATTGCCCTGGTTGCGATAACTACAAAACGCCGAAACCACCACTTTGGGTATTTGGTAGCAAGGTCTGTCGTTTCTGTCAGCGAATGAGCCGCCTTGGCCGGTGAAAAGAATCGAACTTGCTTCCCAAAGCCCTGCGTCTGGTGTGGGAAGGAGTTTACACCACGGGAAGCCAAGATAAGGCATTGCAGTCGCAAATGTGGCTATCTTAACGTAAGCCGCGAACAGCGAGCTAGGAAGATGAAACGCTGCGTTCAGTGCGAGCGGATGTTCTATAACAGGAACAGCAACGCTAAGTATTGCAACCAGGACTGCTATTACGAAGCCGCAAGGTCTAGGCGCGTCAAGAACTACATGGGCTGGACAGCACAGCAAGTCCAGTGTCCGCACTGTACAGCGTTTTTCACGCAGCGCAGTGTCAACCATAAATACTGTACGCGGAGCTGCTACAAAGCCATGAAGCGGCACCAGACGTACATCCGTCTGAAGGCCACCAGCCGCACCGAGTGCAAGCACTGCTTGCAACCGCTGAAGGAACTCGGCCGCGTCTTCTGCAGTAAGAAATGTAGTGACAAGCATAAGTACATCGCCCACCAGATTTATCAAATAAAGTGCGCGATTTGTGGGACTGAGTTCAAGACCAAGAAGAAGCACAGACTGCACTGCAGTAAAAGCTGCAGTAACAAGGCGACGAACCGCAAGAAGGCCGATGAAGCCGCCATGCGGCAAGAAGCGTATCACAAGCGTGAGGGGCGCTTGCGTGAGACGATGGAAAGGCGGGTCAAGCACAGTAAGATGATGCCACTGGAAACCGCTCATGCTGATGCGATCAAGGCATTCCTACAGCGTGGTGGCACCATAAAGCAGTTTCAGCCACAGGATGCAGAGCAGGCGAATACCGCTGTACCCGAAAACTTTTGGTCCTTCGACCAGTACGACCTAGAAATTTAAAGCTACCGGCTAAGGTGTTTGTGCGGTCCTCCCACTGGCGTAATCTCACCAGTCAAATCGCACTACTCATGTGGCACTGAAGCAATACGCACGAGCATTAGTCTGTCGAGTGCAACGCTGTCGGTAGCTCCGAATTCATCTATTGAATGCAGATCAAACTTACGCCAGCAGAAATTCAAGTAGGCGCTTTCGTTGGCCTTCAACGGCACAAGTATGCCATAGAGCAAAAAATTGAGTACCCAGACGGATACGAATTCCCGTGGCAGCGTCATATTGAAGGCGCACTGGCAGAGATGGCTTTTGCCAAAATCATGACTTTGCATTGGGACGCCAAGCCGGACCAGTTTACCAAGAATGATGTTAGCGGATGGGAAGTCCGCTGTACTGAGTACAAAACCGGCCATCTGCTTTTAAAGGATACCGACTTAGATTATTCGCCGTATGTCCTGTTAGTAGGGAAAAACGGTGATTACGTTGTGCGTGGTTGGATTTTTGGGTTTCAGGGCAAGCTAGATAAGTATTGGGGGACACTGGGCACCCAGAATCGGCCTTGCTATCGTGTTCCACAAGACAGGCTGCGCCCAGTCCAAAGGCATGACGATTTTCTTAACAGCTCATACAAGGAGTCCGCATGAGCAACCTTACTGACTGGGGACTACCCAAAGATTATGTCAATCCAAGCAAGATTGGCCCTTACTTGAAACTAGATCCGGCGAACAAGCTGGGAGTCCGTTTGCGGATACTTGGTTCATTTAAAGATCCAAGGCTGGCAATTCGTGGCTTTGAAGGCTGGGAGTACACCATTGATGATGTGACCGGCCAGGAAATAAAGCGACCACACCGCGTACCGATGTCCAACCGCAACGATCTGGTCCGCGCAGGCCGTGAAGAGATTAAACACTTTTGGGCGCTGGCTATCTACAACTACACCTTGGACTGTGTGCAGTGCTGGCAGATCAACCAGTCTACCATTCAAACTAGGATTGAAGACCTAGTTGAAATACATGGTGCGCCCAACGGCTACGACTTGCAGGCTATCCGCACTGGCACCACTAAAAAAGACACAAAGTATGTAATTGAAAAAATAGAACCGAAAGGCGATGAGCATTTGGCAATCAATGCCCTAGAAGAGTCTACAATCGACCTTAGACAGCTTTTTGTTGGCGGGGACGTCATGACACCCTTGGAAGAAAAAGACAGTGACAGCGATTATGGAAAGCCTAGCAGGGCAAAACGCGATGACCTAGTGCCTTTTGAGTTAATCCGCAATCAGATTGAAGCGGCACAGACTTTCAAAGAATTAGATGACGCTCTGATGTTGAAGAAATCCTACGTTGAACGCGGTGAAATACCAAAGTCAGAACAGATGCGTCTGAAGTCGATTGAAGCCAAGGTCAAGGAGCGCCTGTCTGACGAAGAAGTGGCTTAGTCATGATTCACAAGCAAGTCCCTGAAGGGCAGCGCTACACGCAGATCAGCAATGAAGTCCTGCAATCAGACCATCTTAGCCTGCTTGCCAAGGGCTTGCTTGCCGTATTGCTTTCACATCCACCTAACTTCAAGGTCACCGCTGACTGGATTCACCGCCACTGTGATGAAGGTCGGTTGCGTGTCCGCAAAGTCCTAGCCGAACTACAAGAAGCGGGCTACCTGGAAAAGCGTTCTGAACGCAACGATAAAGGCCATGTCACTGAGTGGGTCTGGGACGTTAACCAGGGAGATAAAATGATCCGAACCATAGACGAAATTACAGAGCCAGAAAGTCCAGATGTCCAGAAGGTCGTTTCTGGTCAAGTAGGTCCAGATGTCCAGAAGTCAACTTCTGGTCAAGTTACACCTTATAATGAAAAACAAACTAATAAAGAAAAAGTAAACCAAAAAGAAAGAACAAAACAGACGCCGTTACCGGCTTGGTTGTCTGAAGAGCTTTGGGAAGATTTCAAGGAACACCGAAAGTTACTTCGAAAACCGCTTACGCCGTTAGCCGCAACGCGAATCCTGAAAACGCTGAACCAAGTAGCGGCTGACTATTCAGAAGCCGAAGCACGACAGTGCTTGGATACTTCGATAGCCAACGGCTGGCTGGGCGTGTTCCCGCCCAGAACTCAGAACGAAACGTCACCACGCTACCAGAGCGCTGATGAAAAGAACCAATCTGTTTTAGACGCATTTTTGAAGGGAGATGCCAATGGCAAGCAGGGAAACGATAGTCCAAGTGCTGACCGAGTTTTCAGCCAGCACCGGAAGGACGATACCAAGCGAGCTGCCCTTAGTCTGGTTGCGGGACTACAAAGACGTACCGGATGACGCCTTCGTCGCAGGCATGACCGCGCTTCTGCACAGCACTACGGAACGGCAGTTCCCGATGAAAGGCCAGTTCCTGGAAGCGCTACAGACTACGCGCTTTCGGCACTACCGCTTGGGTAGCAGCGCACAGAGCAACACCGACGCCACCACACACCAGCGCCCTGAACTGATTGATCCAGAAACCACCAAGCAAAAGCGACAGGCTTTTTTTAGCCGCTTGCGAGAGCAAGCCAAGACCAAGAGCGCCAGCAGTGGTGTGCGTCACCACGACGATCCACGCTACCAGGCGCTGCTGGAGCTGGGCGAACAACTTGCCAAATCTTGCTGATGTTGGAGTCAGCCACCTACGTTTTCCAAGTCCCACCACAGACCGCGCCGCGCATGACACGCCGTGATCGCTGGAAGAAACGGCCTTGTGTTCAGCGCTACTTCGCCTATCGCGATCAGTTGCGCGCTAAAGCCGTCGAGTATGGCATCACGCTCCCGAACGCTTTCACCGTCACGTTTTACATGGCTATGCCGAAATCATGGAGCAAGAAGAAGAAAGCCGCGCATGTTGGCAAGCCGTGCCAGTCGAAACCAGACCTAGACAACGTTCTAAAGGGCTTCATGGATGCGCTGCGGACTAACGATGCTAGCGTTTACGCCGTGAGCGCTTCGAAGTTTTGGAGCGAGCAGCCTGGCGTCGTTCTAAGCGTTCGCGTGCCTTCGCCCGCTTGGCGGCCAAAGTGGGCGGTATGAGCATTTCCTGCAGGATGCTGACTGGTGCGTCGGGTGGTAGGCTGTGGATCGAATACAAGAGCGCTACCTGGTGCAGCGTGCGGTCTGCTACTTCCAGGTGCGAACACTCTTGCAGGCTGATATGAGTCTCTGAAACGCTCAACAGTTCCGCCAGTTCCTTTTGCGTCAACTGCATGGCTGTACGCCAGGTGCGCATCATATCGGCGCGGATTGCAGTATTTAATGCGTTTCGTGGCGGAAGACCGGTCAAGGCAGGTAAATGCTAGGGTTGTTGTGATTTTCACACAGCCGAAAAGCGGTCATATGTTCGCCCGCCGCCAAAATATTATCAGCGCCAGCCCAGTATTTATGCAGGTTTGCGCTTGCTATGAGTTCCATATCCAATATTATCGAACATATAGCGCGGTCCTACTTAGCCCGATTTTGTCAGGCCGTGGGCACAAAACGCGGCGTCGCTGCTAGGTAGGTCTATCACCTCCCCCAAACGGGCCGGATTTGAACGTCGCCCACTTCGCTGGCCTTTGTTAGCCCACCGCATAAGCCGAATCAGCAAACCGCTTGTGTTCTTTGCGGCTGCGTGTTTGGTTCTGGCTTATGGAGTTACCACATGCCTAGACGTAGCGCAAGCAGTGCGCAGAGTAAGACAATCCAGCCGATAGGCCAGAGCAAGATCGAAGGCGACTTTTTGCGCATAGCGATGGGCCCAGGCACGCT